CCCTCATCAAATGGAATATCTTTTAACAGTGCAAGATTATCAGTTGCTTTTAATGTTACAAGGTAGGGCGGATCTATAAAGGTTTCGCGGCAATCATCCTGCACAATAAAGCCTGTCCAAAGTAACTGCCCTGATAAGTAGTGATAATAATTTACCTGCCAGGCTTCAGAATCCTCGTTGTAAAATGTACTTAGCGGTGTCGAGCCATCATTATAAAAGTTTATTGTTGCTTCACTTGCGCGGATGGGGTTTATTATGTCGTCATCACCGCTTTGATAGTTTAAAATAAACGGATCCGGCCCGCCATCGAGAACAGGCGAAGTGCCGGTATAATCTTTTAAAAGAAGATGAACGGTGTAGCGTATATCTGCCCGCGAATAAAAGGTTATAATATATCTTACACCGTAGGCCATTTTTTAATAACTCCGTCCCCGTCTTTGATTTGTTCGTGATTGAATTAAATAAAGATCATCGCCGCGCACCCTGGTTTCCAGTACAACCACCTGTGGCCCGGTCTGCATAAATTCATTAAGGCGATCGAGAGGTATAATCGCCTCCGGCCCTTTTTCACCGATAAGTGCATGTATCGGCCCTGTAACAACGCCGCCCGTAGCCATTGGCGTTGCAGCTACACTATTTTTTATTACTTGTGCAAGTGCAATAAGTGCAACACCCGCCGCCGCTGCTACAACCGGGTTCAATGTCTTTATTGCTGTTTGTATTGCTTCCAGCCCGATTGCCAACCCTATCAACGTTTTGCCTAACGATTCCATAATACCAGCGACGGCATCAAATACCCCTGCAAATGGGTTGCTCTTACCACTTATTAAATTGCCAATAGCTTCACCAAATGCAGCCAAAGTATTTTCTACACCAGCTTCAATAGTTTTGCCAAAACCTTCATTAAATGCATCAGCAAGCTTTACGGCTGCCGTTCTTACATTTGAAGTTTCTGAAACAATTAATGATCCTACTTTTGGCATTTCTTTGCCTAACGCCGCAATTTTATCGAGTATGGGCGGCAAATGTGTTATTTCTTCATTGACGGATTTAAAAGCAGTTCTTAATTCTTCTACAGCCTTTGCGGTTTCTTTTATTTTTTCAGGTGCATCCGGTTTTATAATATCCGGCGTTTTTATCTTGCCGGTCAATTGTTCGACTTTTATCAATAACCCGGTTTGCTCAAACATTAATTGCGCCTTTTCATGGAAAATCCCTTTTATAGTTTCTTCTGATTTCCCTGTCAATTCAGAAAGGCGTTTAATTTTGTCCGAAGATAAAAGAGTGCTTTTTAATAATACCTCGATTTCACTCCAATTCGCCGCTTGCAAGAAAGTAATATTATTGGTATCAATAAGCCGGCTGTTTAAAATATCCATTCTCGTTGAAATCTTTACAAGCTTTGCATTAACGTCGTCAAGTGAAGCAAGCGCCGCTTTTGATTGCACCGACATATTTAGAGCATTAATATAGCCTATGTATGCCCTGGCAGTAGTATCAACAAGTCCTTTTTCTGTTTTTAACTGATTAAAATATTCCGGTGAAATCCTTATTAATTCTTCAACGGCTTTTTTCTTTTCATCGCGTGTTGCTGTATCGCGCTGTAAAACAGAAATAAGTGTTTCGACTTTTGTTAATTCCTGCGTTGTCTGCTGTTCGGCTTTTTTCAATGCTTCGGCATAGACATCAGTTGCCTTTGCTGCCTCTTCCGTTTTCTTTGAAGAGCTAAAAAGCTTATCACCAAAAACAACAAGCAAAGACGAAACAACGGAAACGGCAACCCCGATACCACCCGCTCCCGATAATCCCGCCACCATCTGCTTTAGTGCGCCGCCCGCGCTGCCGCTTTCTTTTTGAAGGCGTTGAAAGCTTTCCAGCATCGGGTTAATATTGTTTGCTATTGCGCCGAAGTTTCCGCTTAACGCAACATAAGGTGAATCCTGTACTATTCTGCTAAAATCGGTAAGTGCCTGCCCTGCTCTATCAGTGCCCTTTTTTACATCATCCCCTACTTTAGATACAGCGGGCGTAGCTTTTACTTTTGTTAGCTGTGCCTCTAATTTTTTTAGCTGTTCTTCCAGCCGCTTTATCTGATCTTCATATTGTTTTATCGGGCCTGTTTCAGGTACGGGAGCGGGTAATTTTAAAGCAGAAAGCGCCTTTATCTGTTCTTTTAAAAGGTTTATTTCATTAACTAATGGCACAAGGTCGGCGGTGCCTTCTTTTCCCATTGAAGAAAAGCCCTGTGTTAATCTTTCAATTGCCGCCACCGCCTGCGATATGTCGGCACCGATTTTTATATCCATCGCGGCAACATCAGCCATTTGTTATGATTTTATGCTTTTGTAAAATATCTTCATATTCCTTTGATTGTTGAACTTGCTCACGCGGTCGCAATTGCTTTTTTATCGCTTCCCATGTTTCCGCGTCTATTTCGGGGCGCTCAATTTTCACAGCTTCTTTATCACCGGGCAAAGACCAGAATTCATTGCAAAACTTCTGATAAGAAATATTTTTTACGAATGGCAAAACAGAAATAAATGATTGCATGCGGCGCTCATTGGATGCGGCATATTTGCGGCGGTTATATCCCTTTATCAGCGCCATAAATTCACGCGGCAATAACTGATAATATTCATGCGGCAAAAGCCCGATTTCACCAAAGATTATAGCGTGCGATTCTTCCAATGTCATGGCGTCGCTATCATCTTTTTTTTTGCATCTTCGGAAGGCTCCCCATTGGCGCGGTTAATTGTATGTTGATATACATTTGAATTTATAAACGTATCTTTTATTTTTTCAAGAATACTGCCTTCAAATGCACCGCCGCTATTTTCATCTACCCATTCTAAAACATCCTCAAAAGTAAATTCCGGTTCAACCTGTTTCGCATAAGCATTGCCCAAAATGCCGCCATAAACAAGTGCTGTTATATAACGAACACCAGATACAGGAACGCCCTTTATCTCACCCATGCGCTCGATGGCATACATATTGAACTTAAGCCCCGTCTTGCGCCCGCTGATTTCAATTTCAATATATCCGTTTTGCGTCATGGTGTTACCGTTTGCGTAATGTCGCCGGTTACGGTTATGGTTCCAGAAAACTGCCCCGCCTGCCCTTCATCATAGTTTTCACCATACCCGGAAAAATAACCTGTCCCGATTTTTACAAAATCGCCGCTGGTAGGTGTAGCGGGGCCTATCTTCCACCCAAAATTTGTCCTGTCCTGCCACAGATCAAATATATCAGGCGTGGAAACTTTACCGCTGCCTGGTACAAGCTCTGTAAATCCGCTTAATGTGATCGTGCTGGAAAGAGTGCCGGGGCTGCTGTCCGGCCCACAAAATGATGACGTATCATTTGTTTCTGTTGTGCCTGAAAAGCTGTGAGCGGTCAAACAAACAACGGTATCGTAAGCCGTTCCGCCTGCCGGATCGATTAATAAAAAATAGGTGTTAGCTGTGATCTTTGCCATATTGGTAAAGTTTAAGTGTGAACAATTTTAAATCTGAATGTTATAAACCGGTTGATAAAGACAAAATTTTGTGTTGCAATGGCTTCGGTAACATTATCATTTACCATTTTAATACCTATATTCTGAAATTCCGGCGCAAGATTTAGAACGGTCTGCTGATCTGGATATAAAGCCGCATAAATTGCCGCCGCTATTGTATTAATGTGGTTACCTGGATTCGCTTGTGATTGTTTTGTAAATATGCTGATCTGTACCGCCGTTTCTGTATCGCTGCTGTGCATAGTGGAAACATCGGTATTGGCTATTGTATTAATGGTTATATATTCCGGTGTGTTTATTGTCGCCGGAAGATAATAAGCATAAACCGGAACGGGTGAAACCGCTGTTATTAACAGGTCATAAATCTTTTGCCTTAATATCGTGTTTACATCTTTCATGTTGTCAGGGATTTTATAACGGCTTCAACATTATCTAAAATAATCGGCCTTTGTTTTTCGTAGGCCGGGAATAAAAAAGAGTGCCGTTTTATCCCATGTCTTAAAATGCGAATTGCGATAACATAAGCGATATTATAAATGTCCTCTTCGGCCTTTTTCCCGGTCTTGCTGCGTCCTGATTTTGTTAAGCCATGTATTCCTTTTGCGCGGACCCAGTCAATTAAATTCATAAGAAGATCATGACCTGTTCCCGGGTTTTTACCTTTGGCCCTGAATTGTGCTGCATAGGTTTTCCAGTCGGCCGGTAGTGTTGAAACATATTGTGCGGCATAACGTCCCGTTCCAAATTCAATAAAAGGCGCATAAAAGGCATTGACTGTAATATGCTTTTCCAATAGTTTGGAATTATCGGGATTAATGGAAGCGCGTAAACCACCTAAATTAACCGGTGCCAGGTCTTTTGCTGTTGTGGCGATATCTTTTGCGTTTTCGTTTAATACTTCATCGACCCTTTCAGCTAAAACCTTTTCCATCAACTTTAGTTTTTCGACGCCTTTTATTATTTCAGCAATATCTATTGTGATCGAATTAGCCATAAACTATAACTTTATTATTTTGCTCCAGTGCCGGAATTAATCTTGTAAATACATACCTGAAACCACCGATTAAAATAGTGCTCTCAAATACCTGGTCGGGTATTGCGCCCTGATTTGCCAGTGCATTAAACCAGGTATCTTTTTGAGTAAATGTTGCCGGGTATTTCAGCACTAAATAATTACCCACTGAAGCGGCTGTATAATCGGCATTTATATTACCTGTCGCCGTAAAATCTGCCTGCTGCTGGTAAGTAAATGCTTCCACATTGCCAGCGTCGAAAGGTATAAGGCTCCAACCCCAGTAAACAGTTGATCCAGTAGGCGCCGGCGTTATTTGTTCAGCCCCTTCATTTGTTGTATATGCTTCAATATTTAAAAAGTTTTCGCGGCCCTCATTTTCGCGTATGATTGACTGAATAATCAGGTTACTACCCAGATAAACTATTTCATCCGTATTTATTAAGGGTCTGCTTTTTTCAGTGCGCACTTTTATACGAAATGCTTTTGTATAACTGATCTGTGCATTATCCAGTGTCTTGCTGCCGGAAGAGGTTTCTACCTTTGCCCAAATTGTCCATGATGATAAAGGAGACGCAATATTGCCGCCTGCCGGGTCCCGTGCGAACTCGTAGCGGTTTATTATTATGCGCCTGTTAAATTCACTTATCATGTTACTCTTCTGTATGGTTTTAGTAATTTCTTTACTGCCGGGCTTAAACCGGTTCCTTCCTCTGTTTCGTCGCCCCTGTGCTCATATAGGGAAGCGACTTCCATCAGGATCGCCGTTTTATATAGTTGCTCAAGATTAGCGGCGGATTCCCCGGCCGTATATTTTGCCCTTACTTCTGTACATGGATCCAGCGCCTTAAATTTTTCATATTTCAAGGTATATTCGACCGGTTCACCTGTATTGCTGTTTGTTACTTCCGTTATTGTATTCACCGGGCCATAAGGCAATCTTATTTCGTCCAGGCCAATAAAAAGAAATGCGGTAATGGTTCGCGGAATTAAAGACATGTTTAAAAAGCCTTCGCATAGTTGCCGCGCTGCAGTGATAAGCGATGTTAATAATGTATCATCGTCGGGAACATCGATCTTTAGCCAGCTCTTTGCATCAGCCAGCGTCACCGGTTCCACGCCTTCAGCGGTAAATGTTTTATCAAGTAGCAGGTTATCCATTTTCAGAAATTTTTGGTTTGCGCCCTCTTTTTTTGACAACCACACCCGGACGCTCGATCGTTTTTTTTTCTTTTACCTGGCTTATTTCGCGCTTTTCCTGTACTGGCTCCGGTTCCTGCTTTTCCCTTATTGCCTCTTTGCCTTTTGCCTCTTGATTATTACTTTCCATAAACTTTAATAATTTATTAAGATCATTTTTTCGATTGCGTTTTTTGCCCATGCTTACCACTTCATCATATATATTTTTATGATTTACCAGCATATTAATTGCCTCTTTAAATTCCTGTACATTTTGCCCGTTGCAGTAAGTCGCCGCATCGCCGCAATTTTCGTGAAGACCGCGCGTGTCGCTGCATATAACAGGAATACCGCTCGCCATTGCTTCACTTGCCACCATTCCCCAGGATTCATAAACCGACGGCATTATAATGATGCGGGTATCATTGTAAATGGTTCTCATATCCTGTTGCGGGGCCATAAACTGGATATTGCGAAAGCTGTTTACCTGAATAATCTGCACATTATAGCCGCCCTTTATACCTAAAAACCGGTGCTGCGGCATCGCATCGGCAAGATGCTGCAATAACATGCCGCCCTTCTCTACTGCGCAATTAACGAGTGTAATAAACCGGCTGTAATAATGATCTATGTCATTAGCCCAGTAATCGCAATCAATAACAGGATGACAAACAATAAAGGGAAGAGGTAAATTAAGCTCACCGGCAAGGGCTTCGGAATTATAAATAATATAATTATTTACCGGCCCGCTTAATAAATAAGGGTGAGGGTTGTTATTATGCAGTAAATGGTAAAGCGGTTTATTGTGATACCATGCCAGGTTGATGGCGGTTTCAGAATTCAGTAAATGTGTGATGATCTTATCAGCCCAAACATAATATTGATTAATGTCGCGTTTGTTGCTTACAACGCGGATGCCGCCATACTGATAACCATCGGTTTCATCATCAATACTCACAATAACGTCATGCCCATTGTTTACCAGGTAAACGGCTATTTCGTGCAGGAACTTTTCAGCGCCCGCCAGCGTTTTTGGTAAGTAGTAATGTGCATGAATAAAGATTTTCATTTATTGTTTCTTATTACTTCTAATTTGCTGTAAATAAATATCTTCACTACGTATTTTTACTTCAAAATCTTTTGTAAGTTTTTTCATAAAATCTTCCTTAAACCGAATCGGAATAACAGTATTTTTTAATTGCTCCCATTCATTCATCCATTCAATAACTGTTTCAATCTGTTCTGGTGTTAATTGCGTAGTCATTTATTGTTGTTTACAATTAAAAAGGCTATTGCCGTTAATATTAAACCCATTGTGTACCATGCCAGCGGTTTAAAATATAAATCTGAAGTCGTGTTAATTTGAACCTGTTTTTTACTGTATATTATCGAATCCCGGCCGCGCCCTGTGTCTTTTATTATAACCGTATGAAACGAATCTTTTTTTATTATCGTTGAATCAATCGCCGTTCCTGGTTTTCGTATTACTGCACAAGCGTTCCACGTGAAACATATAAGCACTAATATAATTGGCCTAAGGGCTGTCATCTTCATTTGCCATATCTTCAATCAGTTGATTATTTGCCGCGATCCTTTGTACTTCTTTAAGCAAACGGTTCAAATTATCTTCGATATATATTCTCAAATCACGGTAACCGCCCCATCTACGGTTGTCATAAAGCCATAACAGGTAAGCCGCCGGAACATCACCCATTCTTAGCCCTTTATACTTGCCGAATGGCATCGGTGAATTATGATTTGTTATCATCTTTTTACATATTTGGCGATTGTCATTCTTTGTTGTAATTCGTCTTTTACCCGGCCATCTTTTAGAATAATAAAACCCCTATCGGCAAAATCTTCGGGCGTATAAAAAGAAAGATGCTTTTCCAGTTCATTACCATGTTCCGCGCCCTGTGCCACAAATTCGCCCGGTGTGCTTATCAGGAGTAGCCCGTTCGGTTTCAGATAAAGTTTAAGCGCATCGGCTATCGCCAGCCCCTCATTACGGAGAAAATGTTCTATCACATCCAAAAACAGGATCGTATCATAGCTGCCATAATTTTCAAACTCAAGCAAATGCGTTTTTATATCCCGGATATAAACCTTGTTGTAGTGCTGCCAATTGGGATTCTGATAATTATTAAAGCTTTCCACGCCTGTTAATAATACTTTTCTATCACCACCCAAATCACAATATTGCCTGATTACCGCCCCATAAAACCCGGTGCCACAACCCAGATCCAAAACCGTTAAAGGGTTCTTACTATTTAGTTCACATGCAATAATTGAAACAATGGAGAATGAAGAAATCGGCATCAGGCTTATTTTAAAAACCCCGGCAAAACCACCGCCGGGGTTCCTTTTACCAAAAACAAAAGCAAGAAAGTATTAATTAACTATGAAGGCATCAGTTTGCTCAATTACCAGTACCTCACGGGCTTCAACGCGAACAGTGATAAGGTTCTTTATTACGTTATCCTGATCCTGCTCAAAGAATTCCACCTTTAGCGGATCTGCCACCGCAATTGTGGCATAAGTCCAGTCGCCGGTAATCGTTTTGCCTGTTGGAATCCAGCTTGTAGGATAGAATGGTATGCCCGCAATCCTGCTTGCGCCAAGTGCATCGGTAACGATCACACCGGGAGCACCATATGAAGCGCCTGCACCGCCTTTGACCAGCATCAACTCAGCCCATTTTGCATATGTGCCAACAATGCCATTTGGAACATAACCAGCACCGCCAAGTGAAGCGATATTATTGATTAATTGTTCTGCATAGTTTGCACCGGCTGCTCCTGGTGTGCCGGTTGCCACTGCTGCCAAATCACCGTAGAACTGTATATTTTCAGCTTTGGTAAAATCGCGCAATAAAAGACGCGGGAGCCATGTTTGAAGGAAAGGAAGATCCTGCAGCATTTGTTTTGTAATGCGCACATGACCGGCGATATAATCGGCTTTAAAATCCACCATGCCAATATTATAATCAAGTTGGGGTTTGGCCACATTTTCACCAACGCGGGAAACGCTGCCCGTAACGCCTGTTTCGCGGGGCAGGGTTATCCATCCCGTTTCAGTTCTTACTACTTCGCATAAGTCGCGGAAATTATAACCGGCGCTCCCTGTCTTTGGGGAAAAATCAAGATAGGAACGAACAGCGCCGCCGGTCAGGTGCGTTGCTTCGGTCATGATGGCCTTCATTTCAAAGGCATGACCTTTTCCTTTGCGGGTTGTGCGGATGCTGTCAAAGTTTTCTGCCAGTGCCTCACGCAGTTTATTCTTAAATGTTCCCTGGTCGCCGTCGGGCAGAGGTACGGCATCTTTGCGTTTTATCAGTTCATTTAATGCCTTTTGGTTGGCGTCATCGCGCTGATCTTTTGTTTGCTGCCACTCTTTAAAAGCGGCTTCGCTGGCTTCAAAATCGGCTTTTATTTGTTCAATGGTTTGTTTCTGTGAAGTAAAATCGCGCTGAATTCCTTTAATGCCGTCATGGATCGGCTGTAATTCGGGATCGATATTCGGATTGTCCATCTTGCGGAAATTTAAAAAGTTGAATAATTGGTTTTGTATCCCATCTATTCACCTTTGATTTGTTATCCGGCTTAAGTGGGGCAATCGTCCCGGCTTGAGTGGTTGCGTTTGAAAGGTCAATAATTGTTTGGAAAAGCTGTTTATTGTAGATTAGTAAGCTTTCTATTGTTTCATCAGATATATCTGCATTAGTGCAAAATCTTTCTATAGCTACCTGTTTTTTTATCAGGTTATCAATATATAGTTTTTTGTCCTGTGCCTTCAGCCCGGTTACCGGTGTCAATGAATTAGCACCCCAGGCTGTGAGCGATGATCCTTCCCAAAGTTGCAACTCTGTTAGCTTTGTTACAGTTTCATCAGTAGTATCTTTTTCCCATTTAATCACGCGGTAACCTATTGAATGCTCCGTGATCAGTTCGCTTTCCACCATCTTTACAAATTCTTTACCGATCGTGTGCGATCCTATTTGTGATTCATAATAAAGCCCGGTAGTATCTTCTTTTAGTGTGAATATTTTGCCGAGTGGTTGCTCTGGTCTGTGATTCAATAAATGTTTTATACGGGGCTGCCCGCTATCCGGCCCGCGATCTGCAATGGTCTTTACATAAGCTCCCGGCATAATTATATCACCGTCAGAATCTTTATTGCCGAAGGCGGAAAAATAACCGGTAACAATCCCTTTTTTGGAATCTGCATCTTTGAACGATGCGGCAAGAACAGCAGTTTTATAATTATAGATGTTTTCCATTTTTGGGAAATGGTTTCCCAAATGTAGAAATAATTTGTAAGGGTTGCTTAAAATTTAATTTGAGGTAAAGGGGCAGCGCAAAAACGCCGCCCGATAGTTAGCTAATCTGTGAATTAAACCCTTATGATTGATGTTGCTAAATTAGAAAGGAATTCTCACTTTTACTTTAAGACCCTTTTAAGTTGGGCAATGGCATAAAAAAAGAAAGATAGCAGTTCGGCTACTATCTTTGCTTTGTGAAACTGGAAATTCACGCTGGAAAGTTCAGTTTGAAATTGGAGATTTCATTTGAACTGATAAAAGAGTTTATGGAAAAGCTCTTTTAGGCGTGAGGGGGCGGTTCGCCGCCCCTTCCGGTTTCACAAATATACAACTTTAAATAAAAAAATATTATTCCCTATAACTTTACCGGCAGCCCCCTTGCATCCCTGATAACATTAAAGCCTACTGTACAGCGGCATTGAATCACGTCACCCGGATCGGCTTTTGGATCGCCTGGCTGCATCACCTCATCAAAACCGCCGTTTAACATGGGTACTAAAAACGGCTGATCCATTGGAACCGTCTTTCCATCCATAGCAACATGACTATAATTATCACGCGGAATCCTGCGCGTCCTATTATCGCGGGCAGCAATCCAAAGTTTTTCAGTTTCAAAGCCGGTCTTTTTAGCCCCTTGTACGGCTCCGAAGTTTGCAGCTTTTATTGTCTCCGTTCTTGCTATTACAATGGCACGTTTCGCCGGGAAATCATCTACAAGCATACTTTTTGCAACGTCCTGAATAGAACGGCCCGTTTGCTGTGCGTCAATCAACTGTTTTAGGATCCACTCTTTCATGGTGTCGTTTATCTCTGAAACCATGCTTAAATTATGCAGCCGGAAATATGCTTCTATTATTGCAATCATTTCCTCATTGTAGCCTATTGGCATTAATGCTTTTTTGCCTTCAGCCTGCCGGGTCAACAGATCACCCTCTTTCTTTATTACCTGGTAAATGCGCCCGCCCCAGATCCTGCCTGCATCAATATAAATATTTCTTATCGTTATCATAATACCGGAAGGCTTCAGCATGTTTGCATCTAATTGCGCAATTGCCCGCTGAATAGTAGGCTCATCCGTTGCATTGCGGATCATTTCTTTTAAGTTGGCATGGATCTTAGGTTTCCAGGCCTTTACGCTGGAAACGGTGAAGCGTTTGTAATTGGTGTAAAGGCTGGCAATGTCGGCGGCGTTCATAGGGTAAAGATAAAAATAAAAAAAGATGACGGGTCTCTACTCCTGTCATCTTCAGACTTTATACAAAAAAGTTTGCGGGGCTAATTATTATAAATTTCGCCATTGCTCAAAGGTGTAACCAATATAATTCTTTGCTTTTATAATTTGCTGTTTATATGCTGCATATTGCGCCGCTTTTTCTATCGGGACATTCATTCCAATCTGTTCACCCAAAACGTTAGCATCAGTAATAATTATGTCTTTCATTACAATAAAAATAAAATTATCTTTTTTAGTGAAATAAAGGTTTGCATTCCATTTAAGAGCTTTTACAAAAGAAGATGTAATAAACTTCATATTACTCACGATTGCGCTGCTATCTTCCACTATAATCCAATCGGTTATTTTGGTGCCCTTCTCCGATATATTCAGCCCATCGCTGTTAAATGCCACTACTGCTTTATTCAGCATTAATTTAACCTGTAAGGGGAAATTGTTGTCTTTGAGAGAAACAGAATCTTTATAGATAAATTTTTCCTGTGCATTTACAATGCCCGCCGACAATAACAGACCGGCAACAATAACAGCTAATTTTTTCATTTGATATTGAATTTTAAAGGTTTAATAAGGCCGCAAAGATAAGCCCGGCAAAGGCTTTCCCCGGTTAAATAGTGCTGAAAGAAACGGGTTTAACAGTGTTAGTGTCGTTTCAAAATCTCATTAAGCAGACTCTATCAACTCAAATATTTTTCTTTGATTGTAAATGGCAATTAACTCAAGCGTTCCGTCGTAATATGGAAAATTCCTTGCAAATACATCGCCGTTTGTCATCACGTTTATATGTACGCCCTCTTTTCTGTTTTCAGGACTTTCTTTCTGTAAAAAAAGTATGCTGCATAATAAATCTTTGTGCTTAAAATCACGGTAAATGGTTGTGCCGCCTATACTAACTGAATAGTAGTTTTCAAATTCACTCTCATTTGTAAAATCAAGTGCTAATGATCCAATTTTTTTCGCAATTTCTTCTGATATGTATTTCATCCCATCAATTATTTATCCGTTTCAATAGCAATTAATTCACAGGCTTTTGTGTGCCCGGCTTCGGCCTGCTCCCAGGTTGAATACCTTTTCCGGTACCCACCATATTCGCCGCCAAATATCATTGTTTCAAATAATAGCGGGTCGCCTTCGTTATGGAAATCATGATCGATACTTAAAAATACCGTTGAAATTTTTACTTCACCAATTTTCGTTTGTCTGACCACTCTATTGACAGACTCAAAAAACCGGCCCCACTCATAAATATCAGCGGCTTCTTTCGGTTCTTTGCCATCTAAAATATAAAGTCCTAACATATCAATTATTTATCCGTTTCATAATCTCATCCATATCAACGCTAATTTTAAGCGCATCAAAATTCACTATGTCGCCATTTTTATAGCGTTCAATCATTAGCCGTAACCGGCTGCGCTTTACTGTTTTTTCAAACTTCAGTTCATCACTTAATAAATCCTCATCGGTATAGGGAAAGGCGTAATTTAGTATTTCTTCGATCTGCATAGTTTAGGGAGTTTTACCATTTTGCAATTTTATCATTGTCTTTGTGCATCGTATCAGTTATCCATGACGTAAAAACCATTAGAAACCATATAAAAACACCGATCCATGAACAAATAGCAACAAATATTGCAAATTTTCTTTCACCAACTGTCCACGGCATTGGTTTTTCATATGTCCGGTTTTTGTCTTTTATCCGCCACTGTTTGTATAAATAATACGCTAACGGAATTCCGGTTAAATAAATAAGGATACGCGTTAAAACATCAACTGCGGTCATAAATTTTGAAGGTTTATAATTATTGCTTTAGATTTGCAGTAAAATCGGGGCGGACGAAACCGCCCCAATCAGGGCAATTAGCTAAAAGAATTTGTCTAAAAACTCTTTCAGCACCTTCAAACTAACTTTAATAAGTAGCTTGAAGTTTTTAACCTTGATCTTGATTTTACCACAAAACAAAGATAGCCGTCAAAAAGCTATCTTTTGTTTTTTATACCTATTTTAATTAATCGGCGCAGGCATTGAGAAGCTCAATTCATCAATCAGACTATAACCCTGCTTTACCAAAGGAAGATTCATGTTTTCATTATCAATGGCATCCCATTTGAAGAGCTCCCTCATTTCATTGCCTGTTGGCGTAATCGGTAAAGCTGCCAGCACATTGGCAAGCTGCTGGTAATCATCTTGCAATTCGGTAATGCCGCTTATATCCACATCAACAAACCTTTTGCGCTTATCCGGCCAATTGGAGACGGCCACAAGTTCACTATTGAATTTATCGCGGAAGGTGTAGGCAAGGGGCAGGCAAATATTTGTGTACATCTGCTTTATCATTTCCTTTACATTGCTTTCCGTTGCCGCTGCTTCACTATTAAACAGAATCGTAGAAATTCCACCGTAAATATTGCAAAGCCTTTTAAAGTCCATGTTTTGCAAACCGGAAAGTTCCATATCAGCCAGCTTTAGCCCGATAGGAATATAACCTTTTTCACCGGCGCTGAAGAATGGCGCTCCCTTATTCTCAGCTTTGCGGATATAAGAAAAAAAGTGTTGCCGCATGAGGTCTAAAGAATCCTGCGAAACCTCTTCATTGCCTAATGTCTTATCATAAACGATGCCGGGCAAACCGCCATTTTGCAGTTGTGAAACGCTGGCATCATCTGCACTGGTCAGCCGCGTTAATAACTTACGCGCTGGCACCAGCGGCGAAAGCCCGCGAAAGCGGGAATAATTACTCGTTGCATCATAACCATAAGAGTTTTCAGGGTTGAATTTTTTGATCTGTATAATATCATCCGGCGGTATGCTTTTATAAATCGATTTACCACCCACTATAAATTCATAGCTGGTCACACTTTGCGGATAATCGCGGCTAATATGCAGGATCACGTTTGAGGGCGGCAAGATATGTAATTCAATCACAGCTCCGGCACTCCCACCCATATCGGGGCGGTATTTGTAAATAAACACCTCACCGCATAACAGGTAATAACAGAAAGCCGCTAAGAAAAATTCCTGCTGTGACTGGTAAGGGTTCGGCTTTGCCAACAGTTCCGCCAATGGATCCGTTTCGGGTGCTTCGTCCAATGCTTTTGCCTGCATTAGCATAATATCATAAATGCCTTTACTGCTGTAAAATTGGCGGCTGGTAAGGGTTCTAAGCTTCGCCGCCTTACGCTCATCTTTCTGGTAATAAGTATAAAACGGAATCAATGATGTTGTTTCGGCGATCTTATTCACAACGGCATAAACCTGGTCATTATTGATATAATTGTTTGCTGCACTTGCGGCGGTGTGATCGGGATAAATCGGCGGGTTTATTGCCCCACGTCCCCAAACCTGTTCTGAAAGCATAGCAGTTAGTGCGGGCGAAAATATATTTTGAATTGCTTTTAATTGCAGTTCGAGACCGGTTATTTTTCTTTTCCCGAAGAGGTCGGGTAGCAATATTTTCACATCTTTAAATTAAATTGAATGTAAATCTATATAATATATTAGCTTTCAGCCCTGAATTTTGTTATAGGCCTCACCCAGACAGGTGAACTCCCCGTAAGGGAAGAACTTTTTGATAAAATGTTGCTCTTCATATTGCATTGACCAATGATCTTTTCGCGGCATGTGAACAGTCATAAAACTTGAAATGAATAGTTCCCGCGCCGCTACGCAATCGGGGGCAACAACGCGTACCCACCATGCCCGCATCGGTATGCCTTCGTTGTTGTAATGATTCTGTCCAAAGGTGAAATAGTAGTTGTTCATGGTCGATAGATTGAGCGCTTTTATTTATTTTTTTTTGCTCGTATCCTTTTATTTTTTCTTTAGTCCAACTATAAACCTCATTTCCTTAATTAGTTATCTTTGTACCGCACTTTGGGCAATCTATTCGTGATCTATGACCTCACTCGTTGCGCAGGGTGAGGTTTTTAAATACTTAATTTTTCAAAATATTCATCTATATATTCTTTAAGACTAAGCAACATTTTTTTACTTAGCTCCCGTTCTCCTTCATTGTCGTACTTTTCCGAGTCACGCAAAATCTCAAGCATAATATTAAATTCCCTCTTAGGAGGAATGGGAGGAACTAAAATTGGCCCAATGCGGGTATTGATATTTTTGTCTTTTCTTGACCAAAACATAATTTTTCTTGTTTTCAATATGGTTAAGAGACTGACTCATTAAAATTGGCTATTTTGCCAATACAATAAGAAATGTAATTAAAAATATTGCAGCAACGATTAGTAACCCCATTTCACGATCGCATGTATCAATTTGAATGCCTATCGGCTTAGGCCGTATTTTGGGCTTTTCCTTTTCTGTCATTTCTTTTTTCTTTTGGATAAGTAGGTTCACGGTTATTCATTTTTATTCACCGTTCCCGCCTTCCGTCTCAGGGGGGTAAATAGATTGATACAGCGCCTGAATGTCGAGCGTATACTTATTAGCCGCCTCTACCATGTCTTTTGCGTAATCATGGGATTCCGTTTGAAATTCATCTGTAATACCTTCGAGAGTATCAATATACTCTTCGGTTCTTACCCGGCTATCTTCTCTAAACTGATCGCTTAGCTTGCGCAACTCTTCGGCGAAGTTTACGCCTTGTTCTACTGACATAATATGTGTTTTTAATTGTGAATATTCAGGTTAAAAAAGGCGGCTGTTATTAAACCGCCTCTTTGGTATCATCGCCTGCATTTATCCGCCGGTTTCCTCGGCATCGTGATCAAGGCTACAAGCCGCCCGCCGGTTGTTACCTGTACTTTCTTCCGGACGCCATTCCCGGATATAGTCTAACATCATATTTTCAAATGCTATATCCTCGTTGTACAGACGGCAATTATTTTCAATAACTATAAACCAAAACCGTTTTAGGCTTATTCAGCCGCGTGTAAATGGCATAACGCATAGCGTCCAAAGCATGATCCATAAACTTTACCGGCTCATCTAATACCCTTTCATCTTTATCAATCTTCCATTTGTAAGACTTGATTTCTTTAATTATATTAGTGCTGTTACGTGTTATGAACAACGGGTAAGATTTTACCTTTTGAATCCCATCATAAACACTTTTCTCCGCGGGTAAAGCATAAAGCCCCATGCGCTTTATTTCTTCAATTGTCTTTGGCTCCGCTGCATCGCAATAGATGGGACACGACCGTGTTAAGCCGTATATCTTTATCACTTCGGTTAAATCATTCGTCGTTAATTTGGTTTCATAAAAGATTTCTTCCACGTAGATACACTTATCCCGGATGCCGACCTTTACCAGTGCTGAAGGGTTATTATAACCAAAGTCAAGACCGTAAAAAGTATCATCGCATTCGGGGAAATGGTCAACAAGCTGCCAATGAGTGTAGATCGTTG